ACACCGTAGCAAACGCACCTTCCGCCGCTGACGCAGGCGCGGGCACTGTTGTATTTGTTTCAAACGGCGCAGCAGGCGCGGCAATATTGGCTTTCTCTGACGGAACAAACTGGAAGCGTTCTGACACAGGCGGCACAATAGCAGCGGCATAAGGGGGTAGGTTATGAGTAGATTCAAACCTGCATCTGAAGAAGAACTAGCGGCTAGAGGAATCAAACCCGCTAAAGTTCGCGCACGAAATGAGAACGGTACGCTCAGAGCGGATGATCCTTCTACGCCTAATGTAAATGAGGCGTGGGAAGAACAACCTGTGAAGAAGCGTGGACGTCCTCCGAAAAAAAAGGAATAAAGTATGGCTGGCTCAGACATAAATGCGTATACTCACGCGCAAGGTGCGGCGGCGGCTCTTATAGGTCCGTCCAGATCTCGACTTCAAGCCGTGAACATATACGCCACTACGGCGGGTTCTTTCACTCTTACCAATGGTAACGGAGGCGCAACTCTTTTAACTCAAAAGTTTCCTGTGGGCATGAACGAGATATACATCCCAGAAAACGGAATGGTGTTTAGCTCTGGTGTCTACGTTTCTGCGCTTACAGGTGCGGGAACCGAACTGACATTTCTTTTAGCGTAAGGAATATCTATGCCTAAAATAGACAAGGCTAAGATGAAGTGTAATAAGCCTAAACGTCAGATTTCTGGCGGGAAAAAGTCCGTGGTAAAGGCTTGCGATAAAGGTAAAGAGAAAATTATCAGGTTTGGGGACGCCAACATGACTATTAAAAAGTCTAACCCCAAGCGTCGCAAGTCGTTCCGTGCAAGACATGGTTGTGACACAAAAAGATTAGACAAACTAACGGCCAGGTACTGGTCGTGTAAAATGTGGTGATGCGTATGGATCAAAAAGTTATTGGAAGTCTCGTGCTAGCGGCGATGATTGGATCTATTGGTTTCGTTGCCAAGGAATGGTCAAGTTGGGCGTCTAGCACGTTGATTGACTTGAACACTAGAACTGCTGTCATGGAGACAGAGATTCATAACACTAACGCTATGGTGGCTTTAAACAATGATATGTTGAAGTACCTAGTAAACAATTCACGAAAGGCTAATTTAAATGATAAGCCGTGGTCAGATATCGTTTCAAATCTCGCGAACGCCGGAGAGGAAAGCTGATGTCAAAAACAAAAACAAAAAAAGACGCTTGTTACCGCAAAGTCAAAGCCCGATACAAGGTGTGGCCAAGCGCCTACGCAAGCGGAGCCCTATCAAAGTGCCGCAAGGTAGGAGCGGCCAACTGGGGAAACTCTACTAAGAAAGCGGCAACAGGTGGACTGATGACTTCAGTGGATAATCCTAAACGCCCTGCTAAAAATAGATACCGTGACGGAGGCATAATCGCTTCTGGTTGTGGTAGTGTTGAAGAGACAAGACGGAAAAGCACGAGGACTTATTAATGGCAAAGGAAAATTCTTTACGAAAATGGTTTTCCCAAAATGACGGAAAAGGTTGGGTTGACTGTAAGACAGGCAAACCTTGTGGTCGTCAGAAGGGTGAAAAGCGTAAGGGGTATCCTGCATGTAGGCCGACGATGGCTCAGTGTACATCTGCTGCTAAGAAGAAGAAGTCTTCTAAACGAATTAAATGGAAAGCTAGCCGCGGTGGCCTAGCAAGAGTATTTTGATAACCGAAAGGATTATGCTATGGGTATGAAAGATTTAAGTGGCGACGGTAAAATCACTAAGAAAGATGTTCTTATTGGTCGCGGTGTAATAAAAAAGAAAGACGGCGGCATGGTCAAGAAGGGCTACATGGGCGGCGGCATGGTCAAGAAGGGCTACATGGGCGGCGGCATGGTCATGGCTGGTCGTGGCGGTAAATATAAAGGATCGATGTAATGCCTGATAGAAAACGAGAAGGTCAAAACTTCAAGTCTCGTACACTTTTAAAAAGAATACAAAAAGAATTAAAAGGTACAAAAGGCTATGATGGCGAGTCCAAATTTGAAAGTGATTTCACCACAATAAAAGGTAAGCGGGTTGAAAAGCTCGTGTCTCCAAGAAAAGTTGCTAGTGCCGTTGTTGCTGGATTTGATGCAGCTAAAAGAAAAGCTACAGGGCAAGAAAGCCGCAAGTCTTTATTGTTAAAAGAAAAAAAACTAAAGCATATGGTTGATGACTTAAAAGCTATTGATAGCAAGGTCTATGTTACTGACGAAGGTGAAAAAGACAGTAGAGGCAGAGCGGTTAAGGGAAGACTCTTTGATACAAGAACAAATGCTTCTCCGCAAACAGTTAAAAAATCTAGACGCAGTGAGCGCGAAAGATTTATGAACGGCGGCTGTGTAATGGCAGGACGTGGCGTTAGAAAAACAAAGATGGGTTAATTAAATGGCAACATCAGGAACCAGAGACTTTAACCTCGATATCTCAGAGATAATTGAGGAAGCATACGAGAGGTGTGGACTAGAGGTTCGCACTGGCTACGATGCCAAAACAGCACGTCGTTCTCTGAACTTGATGTTTGCTGAATGGGCTAACCGTGGTTTAAACCTGTGGACAGTGAAATCTGGCACAATAAACTTAACCCAGGGGCAGGCAACAGAATCTTTAAACAGTGACGTTGTTGATTTATTGGACGTAGTATTACGACGTAACAACACAGACTATGAAGTCGAACGCATTAGTCGTGGCGATTACGTTACGCTGCCGAATAAAACAACGCAGGGTAGACCTAGTCAGTACTGGTTGAATAGACAAATCACGCCTATTATTAACTTATGGTCTGTTCCGGAAAACTCAACTGATCAGTTGATCTACTATTACGTTCGCAGAATTGAAGACGCAGGTGCTTTGATTAATGATTCAGACTTACCGTTTAGGTTCTTCCCTTGTATGGCGGCAGGATTAGCGTACTATATTGCTATGAAACGTGCGCCAGAGCGTATCCAGATATTAAAATCTGTGTATGAAGAAGAGTTCCAACGCGCCGCAGATGAAGATGAAGACAGAGTTTCTTTAAAACTACAACCAGGTAGTGGTTACTTGAGGGTCTAATGGCATACGCTAATGGGAAAAAAGCATGGGGAATATCAGATCGGTCAGGCCGACGATACCGCTTGCATGAAATGAAGGTGGAATGGACTGGTGCCAAAGTGGGTCCAGACGAATATGATCCCAAACAACCTCAACTTAACCCACCAAAAGTAGGACCAGACCCCCAGGCTCTTAGAGATCCACGCCCAGAGTCAGATTTAGAAGCGCAAAGAAACATACAATGGGGCTGGAGCCCTGTTGGATTTAACGGTGATGAAGCCTTAACGCCTAACGCTCTTCGTGGTAACGGAGATGTAGGCACTGTAACGGTGATTATAACATGAGTTTTACATACGATCAGCTAAAGCAAGCTATTCAAGACTACACGGAGAATTCCGAAACAACTTTTGTAGCTAACCTTCCTTTGTTTATAAGGGCGGCCGAAGAGCGTATACTAAAGAATGTACAGCTAGATTTGTTCCGTCGTAATCAAACAGCGCATTTAACAAAAGCCAATCCTTATCTAAATTGTCCAAGTGATTTTTTAGCACCTTTTTCTTTAAGTTATATTTTATCTGGATCAAAAGAGTTTATAGAGTTTAAAGACGTTTCTTTTGTACAAACGTATTCACCTAATCCAGCAACCGAAGGATTACCTAAATATTATGCACAGTTTGATGTAGCTAACTTTCTTGTTGGTCCAACACCTAACGCAAACCTTGATGTTGAGCTGCACTACCTGTATCGTCCAACTAGCATAACAGCGGGCGCAGGAAGTGGAACGACTTGGATTAGTCTAAACGGAGAGCTAGCGTTGTTATACGGTTCGCTTGTAGAAGCGTACATATTTATGAAGGGTGAAGCTGACGTCATGCAACAGTACAATCAACGCTTTGGAGAAGCTATGATTGGGTTGAAGATGTTAGGTGAAGCTAAAGAAACCACTCAAGAATATAGAGTTGGTAAAGTTATAAGGCCGAAAACGTAATGTTTAAACTAGATTTCAACATGCCGGATCAACCAATGGTATCGGTAAAAACTACCGAGAACCGTGGGTCTTCTCCGGAAGAAGTAGCTGAACGCTGTGTGTCTAAATTGATCAGCGTTTCAGATGGTGCACATCCTGCTATTAGAGATCAAGCACTGGCCTACAAAGAGCACATGGAAAAAGTAGTTGCATTTTATATGCGAGAAGCTATTCGCAGCGACCGAACAACTGTGTATAATGCCCTA